ACATACCCGTCTGGCAGTTCTTCAGGATCTTCCGCTGGTCCGTTTTGCTGGATTTCTTGATCTCTTTCAAGCTCTTCATTCCTCAACTCTACCAAATGCCAGTCGAGTTGGGAATCAGCGGAGGGTTCCGGCGGGGCTGGAGGGCTGCGCGGAAGGGGTGGTCCGCGTCACATCCGGACGAGGCTGCGCCTGCTGGCCTCCGCCGTGATCCGACCCGAAGAGCCAGATGACCGCCGCGAGCAGTGCCACCTTGCCCAGCCCCGACGTGCGCCTGCCCGTCGACCGCTCCACGGCGATGACCTTGCCCGTGGAGACCAGCTCCACCTTGTCCTCGAAAAACCAGCCCACGACGGGGTCCCCTCTCCGGTTCCGCCGCGTCAGGACTGGAAGGTCCACCAGCCCGAGTATCCGTCAGGCAGCGCGGGGAGATTGCTGAGCATCGGCTGAAGAATCGCCAGATGCTGCTCCATTACAGCAGGTTTCTGCGCACCCCAGTACCCTTCGCCGTCCCAGCGGCCCTGCGTGTCGCCGCCGTAACGGCCATCCAGGTCGGCGGCGAGAACCGCAAGGGGGTCCGTGATGTCGACGGGCTCGGGCAGGTACTGCCCCCAGAGCCTGAGCGGACCCAGGCAGGCACGGACGACGCCTTCCCTCTTGCGGAACCAGACCGCGTCCACGGAGCCGCGAAGGTAGAAGCGGTCACCTTGGGGACTCTGCTTCACCGTCAGGGTTGACAGGTCGAAGGCGTAGGGTTTTCTGCTGATGAGGAGACGATCGTGGCGGATCACGGGGTACTGCGTCCTTTCCGAAGGGCGGATCTGGCGGAATCATGAACCCTCCTCACGCGTTGAGGAGCTTGAGGTACACCCGGAGCGCGGCCGTCACGGCGGCCTCCTCATCCAGGCCGGACTTCGCCTGCGCCTGCTCCAGCAGATCCCTCGGGGCGATGACCTTCACGATATTGGGCGCCGCCAGCACCCGGTACGTGAAGAGCTTGCCCGGCAGCTTCTGGACCTGGTCCGGGTACTCCTCGGCGAGGCGCTCCAGGACCAGCCGTGCACCAGGCAGCCGGAAGGGGGGTTCCGTGATGCTGATGAGGTCGAGATCGAAGACGAGTTCCGCGACGCGCTTGCGGTCCCACTCGCCGCTCGCCCGGGACATCTCCCGCCATACGGCTTTCTCGATCCTGTCGAGCTTGGCGTCGAATTTGCCGCTGTTCATCCGTCCAGCCTCTCCGTGAAAATGGTCCGTACGGTCTCGACCGAAACGGTGGTTTTGATCAGCCTGCCGAAAACTTCCCAGCAGAAATCCCTTACGGACGGATCCTTCGTCATGTGCGCGAGGATGCGGGAGCTGAAGACGTGCCACACCGCGTTCGCCGCATAGAGCTTTCTCGGCGGCCAGGAACTTGCGTCCCCCTGGGTGATGCCAGCCGCCTGGACCCCGGCCCGGCGCAGAGCCATGCGGACCGCGTCCGTCTGCTCGTGACCCGTCAGAGTCCGGATCTGCTCCAAGGTCAGCACTTCGTACGACATCACGTCTCCCCTGTCCGATATCGAACAGTCTACCAGAGAAGTTCAGTCACCGAACAGCCTTCGGGACTCTCGTCTCTCACGTCCCCCGAAGGGCCCCAGTGGCCCGCAGGCGGCCGACGGCGCCAGCCCGCACCCCAGGAGACGCCCGCGCGGCCTCCGGCTCGCAGGCGAACGGCTGGCCTACCGGATGCCTGTGCTGGCGATCGGTTCGAAGGTTGTGCCGCACCCGGCCACCCGTGCCAGCCACAGATGTCTCTCCCCCGAGCGAAGCGATGTCCTCCCTCCGTCCCGGCGCGGCGCGGAGCGGCGCGGCCCTGGTGACGACGAGGAAGAGAGGGATCTGAAGGGAGGTCGGGTGCGGCTGGGTGGGTGGGGAACCCATCCCAGCTTGCAAGCCTGACCGAGCGGAAGAGCCCTCTCTGACGAGGAGGAATACTTCTTACCTTCTTACCGTAGCCCGGGGCCCCATTCTCGCAGGTCAGGGGCTTATCGACGCGGCATAAAAGGGTAAGCCCTTACCCCTACAGGTACCCATGGGGGGTACCTTAAATGGGGAAGGTGCTCTGACCTCGACGTAACCTCTACCCCTATACGCATAGGTGCAGGGAGTGCCTCTTGATGTGCCCATATGGACCTCGTGTGGTACTGTTTCATCAACATCACCGAAGAAGAGGTCTAGACATGATTGAGCGTGGGCTGAAGTGGCGCAGGAACACGATCGCCGGTGCACTCCTCATCCCGGGGGATGGCGACAGCGGGACTCGGGCACTCCTCATGAACTCCACATTGCTGGACAATGTGGAGTTCGGTGCCTCCTTCTCCAGGGCTGAGGTCGTGGAGAGGTACCAAGGAGGAGGGGGGGCGGCTCTCCGTGAGCCAGATCAAGCGCGCCCTCGGCGTGCTCGAAAAGTCGGGGCTGCTGGAACGTACTGAGGATGGCCTGCTGAGACTGGCCGAGGATTTGCCGTCGCACTACGCGGGACCTGTGACGCAAGAGGACTTCGACCGTCTCGACATCGACGGCGGGATCGCCATGCTTGAGGACGAGGCGAACGGGGAGCCGATCTACATGATCAACCCGGACTTCTTCTAGCAGTCAAAGTTGTTGGCGGGTCTTGTTGTTGCGGAACTTGGACCTGGTACGCTCGTGGCTCGGAAAGGAGAACGACATGAGTACGCTTCCTCTCACGGCATACGAGCTTCAGCGGTACGGTGCGAAGACAGAGCTGGCCGACTGGGTTCTGGGGGACGAGGATCTGTCGGCGGGGTCCATAGCGTTGTATGCCCGCTTCTGCTACGAGGCCCAGCAAGAACGACTCGGCGGGAAGAGGTTCACCGTCACCAGAGAGTGGGCCGACTGGGCCAGCGGGGGTGATGGATCCTCTGCACTTCAGGAGCTTCTCGCTGCTGGAGCCCTGACGAAATTCGCGACCTACCTGGCCGGATCGAAGATCCGCTTCCAGGAGGAGGGCTACCCGCCCACCATCCAGAAGGTTCTCGACGGTTCGCTGAGCCGGTATGAAGTTCCCGAACTGGCTTGCGCCTGAGGGGCAAAGAGTGAGGCCCCGATCAGGTGAGATCGGGGCCTGAAAACATCACTGCTGGAAGGGTAGCACCGCAATGGCCAGGACGGAACGTCACTACACAAATGCCGACGACTGGGTGATCCTGAACAAGAAGATCACCCACACGGCTTGCCGGGTCTACCTACTGGCCAAGGGGCGCACGAAGCACGAGACGATGGCGTTTCCGGAGCATGGCTTCCGGGCCACGGCCGAGTGGTTCGTGCAGATCATGGACGGCATGTTTTCAACAAAGACGGTCCGTGAAGCACTTCGCAATCTGGTTGAAAACGGGGCACTCCGCAGAACCAACATCAACACGAAAGATGGGGGTGGCGGAGAGTATGAATTTGTAGTGGATCCAGGCCAGGACTATGAGGGCTTTCTGAGCGTTTTCGACAAAGAGAAGTCCACGAAAATGCCTCCCCATGCAACCTTTCGGGAGGTGTCCCTCAGCGAGGATCCGACTGCGACGGGAGATCGTTTCCGCTCGACGGAAAAAGTGAATCGCGGCACTGGGAAGGGTATCCGCGAGCGACCTCGACGAGTGAAGGGGCCGGAGGAATCGGTGATGATTCCCGCCATTGAAGCCCCCCCGCTTGAATCAATGGCCAGCGCGGCAGTCCAGGAGGAACCCGAGTTCGACCTGTCGGGTCTGGACACTCCGATGACCGTCAAGCCGAACGTGCCCACGGCGACTTCGGGACCCGCCGCCGATTTCGCCGGTGCACTGGAGGAGTTCACGGCCGGGCTCACGGACCCGAAGCTGCGCCTGATGCCGGGTCAGTGCAAGAGGATCGCCGATGCGGCGGCCCCCGTGCTGGCGCTGGGATGGCAGCCCCGCGTTCTCGCGAAGCGGCTGGCCGCCGAGCTGAACTCGCACATCCGGATGCCGGAGCAGCTCCTGATCGGCAAGATCCCCGACCTGGGCGCACCTCCGAAGGCCACCAAGTCGGCAGCACCTCAGGCCCATGAGGTCGCAGTCCCCGCAGGGTTCGTTCCAAAGAGGAACGGTTTCGTCATTCCCCGGCGGGAGGGGCGTGAGGTGCTCAGCCCCGAGGAGCAGCAGAAGGCCGCAGAGCTGATGCGGAAGCTGGCCGCCGAGCGGGCCGGTGATAAGAGAAGGCGTTTCGGAAATCCGTAGCGGTACCGGAAATGGAGAAAAGTAGACGTGGCTGAAGTGCGCTCAATCGGCATGGCGACAATGGTCGATCCGCTGGCCGAGACGGCCGTCCTGGGGGAACTGCTGGTTTCCGACGGCCATCCCCTCGACTGCCGGGACCAGGTGACCGAAGTTCTCCGGGATGCCGGATCCGAGGTGTTCCATGGTCCGTTGAACCGCCTCACATACGAGGCGTTCCTGGCCTGTTTCGTGGACAACCGGCCAACGGATCCCGTATCTGTCGTGGCGGAACTCCGCGAAAAGGGTGAGCTGACCGAGGAGCTGTTCGATCACGTTCACGGCCTGCCGGGCCGGGCCGGAGTCCTGACCGGCGCGGACGGTGATGCGAGGACCCTGCTCAGCCTGTACCGCAGGCGTCAGCTCCACGCGGTTCTGCTGGAGTCCAGTGCTCTCGTGCAGTCGGGAGCACTGCCGTACGGCGAAGTGGCCGGTCAGGTGGCTACAAACGTTTCCAACGTGATCGACGTCTCGGTCAAGTCGGAAACCATGCACACGGCCGCCCAGGCGTCGGAGTCGGCACTCGGGCACATCCTGTACGGCAAGAAGCAGGAACCCGGGATCCCGATGGGCATTCCCGACATCGACGAGCTGACCGGCGGGATGCGGGCCGGACAGTACATCGTGATCGCTGGACGTCCTGGCCATGGGAAGACTTGCCTTGGTGCACAGATCGCCAGGAACGTTGCCGACAACGGAATCCCTGCGGCAATTTTCTCGCTGGAGATGAAATGCCTCGATCTCGGTCAGCGCAATGCAGCCGCAGCAGCGAACGTGCCGTTTGAGGAAATTCGAGACGGTACCGTGGGTACGGAGGCCATCGAACGCCTCATGGAGTACGACGCGGCCCAGCAGGATTACCCGTTGTACATCGATGACGACTCGGGGCAGACGGTAGGCGAGATTGCGCTGAAAACGCGCAAGCTCGTAAAGGACAAGGGTGTCAAGGTCGTCGTGATTGACTACATCCAGATCGTGGCGCCCGACAATCCAACGGGGAACGAAACGCAGGATGTAGCCAGTGTATCGAATGCCTTGCGCAAGATGGCTCGCAAGCTGGATGTCGTGGTCATCGTGCTGGCACAGCTCAACCGCGACTCGGCGAAGCGCGAGGACAACATTCCGAAGCTGACTGATCTGCGCCAGTCGGGCCAGATTGAGCAGGACGCGAACGTGGCCATCCTCGTCAATCTTCCCTTCAAGCATGACCCGGAGACGGAGCGCGGCAAGGCCGCCGACATCATCCTCGCGAAGAACCGTGGGGGCATCACGGCGCAGCGCGAGATGTTGTTCGACGGCAAGTACAGCCGATTCGTCAACATGTCCGAAGCGTTCATGGGGGCACGATGACAACGCCGGTCAAGGGAAAGTATCTGAGTGCCGACGACTTCGGTCCGCTGGGACGTCTCGTTCCGCCCGGGGAGCTGTGGGTGATCGAGCCCCGTGACGCGCCGCGCCTGGTGGCGGAGCGGGAGTGGATCGGCGAGCAGTACCAGCATGCCGACCGTCTGGCCGAGAGGTACCGGAAGCGACTGGGGACGGCTGCCGCCAGCGGTCGGCGGGACGTGATCCGGGAGTGGTTCGAGGTGTGGACGTGGGAGGCGGCGAAGCTGGCCCTGTGCGACCGGTACCTGCTGGCCGTGATCGGTCAGCTCGACCTGGGCAAGCGGCAGGCGATGAACCCTCCGAAGACCTTCAAGTTCCGGGACCTTCCGCAGATCAAGGAAGTGACCGCCCGCTTCATGCGGGCATCCGACGAGGAGATCGTCGGCGGAACGGTCTACCGGGCGAAGTAGGGCGTTATGGAGATCCGTCGGTTCATGTGTGGAGATCTGTGCAGGTGTGTGGAGCAAGCCCCGGCGCTGTGTCGCCGGGGCTCATCGGAGGAGAGACTGATGAAGAAAAAGATCACGTTTGAAGACCTCGCCAAGATCGCCCAGACGTCCCGCAACCCGTGCGGCAAGCAGGCATACACCCTGAGCGGGGCGGCCGACGCGGCGAAGGACCGGAACAAGTTCGTGACGGGCAAGACGTACTACCCGACGGTCTGCTTCGACGGATGCGGCCGGAACATCTTCCACCTGACGACCCAACGGCCCGGCGTGAGGGTGCAGAAGATTTTCGAGCGGGGCGCCACGCGTGCGGCGCGACTCAAGCGTGAACGGCGGAAAGCGTCCCGGGCGAGAGCGCGTGCCCTGATCTGCGTCTGGGAGGGCGAGGGCGGCTCATACGACGAGTGATCTTTCGAGTGACCTGTCAGTAGAAGTGGCCTGGGCCATGTAGTAGGCTGTGACGCAGGCAAGTTGATGTTGTCGACCCAGAGGGAGCGGAAGAGATGCTGATCTCGGCAGGTCCGATCACCATGGCCCGGCCCGGCTGGGGCCTCAAGGAGAACACGATCACCGCTGTGGTCTCGAACGGCTCCGACGGATACCCCGAGGTGCTCTGCGCGCAGATGTTGATCGGGGCCGCCGCTTCCGGCGTCAGAGTTCTGGCGCTGCTGCCCGGCCTGCGGACCGACGAGCCCACCTGGGCCGCGATCGGCAGGATGCTGGGCGGCGGGGAACCCCGGTCCGTGGCGCGCGAGCTGCGCAGCATGCCGCTCATCACGTACGCGTCGGGGACAGGCCACGAGCACGTCGGAAAGGCGGGTCTGGTGTACGCTCCGGGCCTCAGGTCCGATGAGCTGGAACGCCTCCTCGGTAACACCTCCGCCCCCGTCCTCACCCTTACGGACCTCGACTCGGAGACCGCCCTGAGGCGGGCCGGTGAAGTCCTCCGGGTCGATGGGGACCGGATCGTGATCGACTCGGAGGGTTTCGAGGTTTCGGTCACGTACGACCCGGACGGTCCGCTCTACCGGGTGGCAGAATGAGGTCTCCGGCGCCCGCCCGGCCTGATGGCACAAGTGTGGCGTCTTCGGGGATCTATGCCCGAACCGGACCCAACGGTCAACTAGCACATAAGGTTTGAAGGGGACGGGGTAATGGGGAACGGATTCGAGATCATGGTTGCGGCCCTCGATGCAGCCGGGTCCAAGAGGTCCCGGGCGGGCGGCGGTCAGGTCTTCCAGTGCCCCGCCCATGATGACGCCAGCCCGAGTCTCAGCGTGAGCCAGGGCACCAAGGGTATGGACGTGGTATTCAACTGCCACGCCCACTGTGAACGGGATGACATCCTTGCCGCACTCGGCCTCTCCTGGAGGGACATCCTCGGAGAGGGCGACAAGGAGGAATACCGGCAGCGCCGTGTGGATCTGTGGATGCCTTGCCAGAAAAATCACGGATGCGGCGGGCAGAAGGCCGCCGAGTACCGCTACACGGATGAGCGGGGCGTACTCCTTTACGCCGTTGCGCGATGCTCACGAAAAGGCGATGGCTGCAAGCAGCCCTTCGCCCAGTGGTGGCCGAACGAGGAAATGAAGTACGGCAAAAAGTGGGGTCTTCCTGCCGAGATTCGGCGTGTGATTTACCGGCTTTCGGAAGTTATCCAGGCCGCCCGGGAGGGGCGTCGCATCTGGATTCTGGAAGGGGAAAAAGACGTCGACCGGATGAAGGCCGACTTCCCTGAGGAGACTTTCACTACAGGACTCTCGGGCGCCGGAAACAACAAGTGGCGGCTTGAGTACTGTCGTTACTTCAAGGGAGCCTCTGAAGTCATCATCGTGGCTGATTGTGACAACACTGGACTGGCATTCGCCCAAGAGGTTCATGGTCACATGAGTTCCGTTGTGGAGAAAACCCGAGTCGTGTGCAGCCCCGTGCTCAAGGACGGGGCCGACTCGTCGGACCACCGGGACTTTGGCTTCGGGCTGGATGATTTCGAAGTTGTTCCCTTCGAGCCGGTCAAGAGGCGCCCCCGCATGGTCATCCAGGTCGAGGAGAAGCACCGCGAGAAGCCGGTGGTTTTCAACGGCTACGGCCAGGACCGCGTCGAGCGGAGTCTCGTCGGCTCGATGATGAAGTACGGGCACTCGTATCAGATCAACGAGGTCGACCTGATCGCGGACGAACGTCTCCGCGTGATCGCGCGAGCGGCGGCGGGGATCGCCGCCAGGGAAGGAACCATCACCCCCGAGTGCATCGCGTTCGAGGTGGAGATGGCGGGCGTGAGCACCTACGAGAAGGTGCTGCCCTACGCGCTGGAGCTGGAGTCCGCCTCATTTGACGACACGGCGAAACCGCTGGTGGCGGCTCGCATCCTGCGGGAGCGGACCCTCCGCAGGAGTCTGGCGCACGTCAGCCGGGCGACGGAAACCGCACTTCAGGACGAAGGCCGCGAGCTGGATCAGATCCTCGCGGAGGTGGCGAGGACGGCACAGCGTGCGGCCGAGGAGTACGAGAGCCTGAAGGCGCTGTACTGCGAGCCGGTCGGCGACGTGTTCACCGGCGACGTGCTCGAAGAGGTTCTGCTGGAGGAGCAGGAGACGGCGGCCGTGACGAACGTGCGCGCGCTGCGGCCGGAACGTACGGAGCGGCAGGCGGCTTCCGCCCGGCGGGGCTGACAGTGGCCCAGGCCATCTGTTAGGCTCAACTGTATGACGTACGGCCCCGGTTGAAGATCCGGGGCCAAGGAGGGAGAAGAAATGGAACGGCCGGTGCTCACGGCTTACCGTGGAAAATGGTACGAGGAGAGACTCAGGCAGGCGCCGACACCGAAGGATCAGTTCGACATCCTGCGTGGTCAGCTCGCGGCAGGCGTCAAGAAGCTCCCCGTGGAACTGCACGACGGCACGTATCAGCAGGCCGTCAGCGCCCTGAAGGGTGTGATCGAAGCGGTCGAGGACGCGCTGGAGGACATTGGCAGTCCGATGGGGCAGCCGTCATGAGACTCGACGGCACGCGACTCGATCTGCGCACGATGGCCGACCGGAGTGGTGAGCAGCCGCTGGTCGGCGGTCGGCGGTACATCGGGGTCGGAGCCGATCTGGTGATCATCAGTCAGCTTGCCGATGGCGCCGAGGCGGGAATCGGTATCGGCATTCCCGATCAGTGGGTGAGCCTCCACTGCACACCGCGTGGGTACGACGAGCACATGTCACCCATCGACCGCGACGGCTGGCTCGACGTGGCCGCCCTCACGCCGTGGCGCGAGTACTGGCTGGAGCTGTCCAGGATCGGTGGCATCCAGGTGGAACGTTCGGATTCGGACGGCAGCCGCTATCGCTGGTACTGGCCGCTGCCGCGTGACCTGTGGAGGGGCATCCAGTGCGGGTGAACCGGAACCGGCTCGACCTGAAGAGCCTGAACGTTGACGAGCCCTGCACCATCACGACCGGCGGATCGTCGATCAAGCTGGTCCACACGGGCTGGACGATCGAGATGGGGCTCTACCTCAAGGGCGTCGGAATGCAGCCGCTCGCCGATGACCGCCTGCTACGGATCGAACACGACCGGGGCTTCCCTGTGTATTGGCTACACCTGGACAAGCTGGCCCCCAGGCGACTGTACACGGTCCTCGTGACGAGTCCGCCCAGGATGCGCGAGGAGGCCGTGGATCCGGGCTTCGCCGGTATGCCGGGGTGGCGGATCAGCGACGACACGCCGGGACGTGAGCCGTATCCGGGAAAGATGGAGCCCGGCGGCCGGAGCTGGAACCTGCTGGGCAAGCTGCTGGGGAGGAGGGGAGAGTAGTGGAACGCAGGGAGCTGTTGCTCCAGAGCGAGTACTGGGTGGATGGTCAGAATCAAGTCCACCGAGTTTCCGATATGGAGATACGGTACGCGCAGAACTTGCTGAACTTCCTGACGGATGGCAATCGTCCTCAAATGTTCATCCATCAGACCCTGGACATGTACTTCTCTGGCCCCATGCCAAACGGCGAGATGGCCCAGGACTGCCTGGACGGTGAGATCGAGCGCCTGATGGAGCTTCGGCGGGACCGCAGGCGAGCCAAGGAGTGGCTGCTGGAGAAGCCCCTGCTGGAGGCGCTTCGAAATCGGATCGACGGCCACTGGGAAAAGCAGAAGCCGACCCATCGCGACGTGATTTTCGTGGTGAAGGTGAGGATCCCGGTGGACAGTGATTCCGGCATGCTGAAGTTCGAGATCGAGGAAGCGCTGGAGAGGCTTGACCTGGATGTGGAGATTCTGGGCACGCCGAGCGCGTAACGACTGAGTTGGTTTTCGGAAAGGGTAAGAAATGCAGAAGGTCGACTTTCCCGATATCAGGGTTCCCGCACGAGAGCAGCTCACCCCGTACTACATCAACGACACGGTCCGCCAGTACATGGAGGCGGCCGAGTACAAGCTGCGCGAGATGAAGCTGTTCGGGTTGGCCACCGGACTCGACAAGGACGGTGCCGCAGAGGCCGCTGACCGGCTGATGCGCATCCGCGAGCGCAAGTTGCAGAGCCTGATAGCCGACACCGTGCGCGACGTCATGCCCTTCCTGTACTGGAAGGAGAGCCGCGAGATCTACGACGTCCATCCGGCGATGACCAGGTCCCTGATGGGGATGGGGTCGACCGCGACGATCCCCGGATCCGTCTTCCGGCGCCTGCGGCACCCGAACCCGTTCTTCAGCCTCACGGGCTGCCCGGAGTTCATGCATGCCGACGGCAAGCCGGGCAGGGTGATGGGCTTCTACGTCGCCGGGGCCGTCTCGGACGAATACCCGCGCACGGACGGCGGCGAGATGAAGTTCCGGGAGCTGAGCGTTCCCGGAACCGCGTTCACGAAGCCGGGCCGCAGGGCTTCCCTGGTCCGCAGTACGCACGATCCCGTGGTCAACGCCCTTCACGTGATGGTCATGTCCGAGGTGCTGAGTTCTGACAAAAAGCAGATGCTCGACTTCGACGTGTGCCACCTGACGCTGCCCATGACGGCGGACTTCACCCTGGATGGTCTCGTCGAAGAGATCAGCGAGAACGGTTTCCGCTGGTCCGATGAGATGACGGGTCCGCTTGGCGGCGCCCCGGTCATCGGGGACTACCTGCGGATGATGGCCCGAGTGGTGGTGTCGCACATGCTGTACGCCTGCTCGCGGACGTCGGAGATCTCTGACGGCAAGAACGACCGGCCGCCCGCGCGGCCCGGAAGCGGAAAGCCGAAGATCAAGCCCGCGAAGACCCACCAGGTCGGCTACCGCATCGGCGCGAAGATCGAAGACAACATGCGCTGGCTGCGGGAGCGGCAGGAATCCGGAGTGCCGACGGGCAGGAAGCAGCCGCCGCACATGCGGGCCGCGCACGCGCATCTGTACCGGGTGGGTCCCGGCAAGAAGGAGGTCGAGGTCAGATTCCTCGATCCGATCCCCGTGAACATGAAGGACGACGATGGCGTGACGGCGACGGTCCACCCGATGGGAACCGGCCGGTGAGGTACGTCGACTGCGTACGCCGCATGCTCCTCGCGGAGCTTCCCTCCCTGGAGGGCAAGCCGGAGCTGCTGGACAGCTACGCACTGCTGGTCCTGGTCCAGGGGAGCCGCGTCACCCTGTCCGATGTTCACGACGCATGGAGTGTGTGGAGGTTCAGGACAAATCCGGAGCATCCGGCTCTCGTTCCCTTCAGTTGCCTCGACAGTGAGACTCAGGAGAAGGACCGCAAGTACACCGAGGCGATTGCCAGGGTGTCGAGGAAGCTGGCAGGGGGTGGACGAGATGTGTGACTGGTGTGGTACGGGCTGCGGAGGCGCGGGCGAAGTGCCTCCGGGCACTCCGGAGAACCCGGAGAACGAGGACTGATGAAATTACGGGTACATTCGGTTGGGGGAGTGTAGGTTTTTCATGAGACTCCAGGAAGAGGAAAAGTGACATCAAGAAGCAGGCGCATGCGGGTCCTCGGTTCTGCGTGCGCCCTTCTGGCGATGACCGTCTGCGTGGCATCCGACCGCGTGGCGAGCACGCCGGAACGAGGCAGTGTCGATCCGGTTCAGCAGGGACAGCGCGTCTCGCTCCCTCCGCTCGGCAGGATTCTCGTGGCCGAGCCCGTCTCCGCGCCCGTCGTGATGAAGGCGGAGGCAACGCTCCGGGTTCCTGCGCGGCGGCCCGTCGTCAGTGTCAAGACGGTCCAGGCGAAGGCGAAGAAACCGGCGAAGGTCACACGCATCTCCGGGTACGTGTACTGCGGATCATCCGTCAAGTCGGCGCAGCGGTGCATCGACGCCGGGAAGCTGACGCTGTACCGCCCGGCCGGGGTGCGCACCCTCGCCGGGCACAACTACCTGGGCTGGTACTGGATGGACGACCTGCCCGTGGGGCGGAAGGTTGTCATCGGATCCGGCGCGCTGGCAGGCACGTACCGGGTCTACGCCCACGGCTGGGCGAAGAGGGGCAGTCAGGGTGGCAGGTTCCCGTCGGCCGGACTCGGTGCATCGGTCGCCCTCCAGACGTGCACGAGCAACGGAACGGGCTTCTCGTTCCTCCGGCGGATCTCCAACGGGTGACTCTGTTCACTGAAAAGTGCTACATAACAACGAAGTTCTGCGGTAGAGTGGAGATGTGGCCAAGAGGATGGTCGAAGAATCCTCTTGGCCGCGTAGGGATGTAGCTCAATTGGTGGAGCACTGGTCTCCAAAACCAGCGGTTGCAGGTTCAAGCCCTGCCGTCCCTGCTGGTTCCGGGGTGTTCACCCCTGTCGCCCCGGAACCTCTTTACCGGAAAGGGGAGTTGTGAGTCAGCATGTGCTGCGCCACAGTGGCGCCAGGCCGACGACGGTTCTATGCCCGCAGTGCGGGGACGTGATCGTGTACAACGGGAACTTCTTCTGCAACTCGTTCAATGCGATCGAGTACGACCGCGAGAGAAAGGATATTTTCCTGAATCCGGGCACCTGCGATTGGGCCCTCCCGTCCCCGGCAAGGAAGAAGAAGGACTGCGAGATGGCGGAAAAACTGCATGCGGACGGGTTCATGAAGGTGCTTGACTACGGATGAACGTAATCCACGGGGTGTAGCTCAGTTGGGAGAGCATCCGCTTTGGGAGCGGAAGGTCGTGAGTTCAAATCTCGTCACCCCGACTGAAGGTGTGTAACCCAACAGTAGAGGTCTCGCTGATATGCGGTAGATATATCGCTGGATAAAGGCGACTCAGTGCCGGTATCGAATCCGGCCACACCTTCTTGCAAGACTCTTTCGTCGTCTAGTGGCCTAGGACGGCGCGGTTGCAGGGGATTGAGTCCCCAGAGGTGAAAGCCTCGAACCATCCCGCAAGGGATGGAGTGGCCCCACCGCGCTAACGCAGGTTCAAATCCTGTCGAAAGAGCTGGATCCCGAGAGGTGCAGTGAGAGATCCTCTTTCCCTGACGTCGTCCATCCTCTCGGGATCCGCAGTTCCCGCGCCGTCGGCAGTTAGTCGAGGACCGCAGGTTTGGCAACCTGCACAGAGAGAGTCGCCTGCCAGGCGTGCGGGTGCCTGGTGGTAGCAGGGTGACTTTCTCGCGCCCCTGTAACTCAGTCGGTAGAGTGCTTCACTCGTAATGAAGATGCCATCGGTTCGATTCCGGTCAGGGGCTCACAAGGGAGGGAAAGTGATGGAAGAACTACCCAACTGTCCCGATTGTGCAGTAAAGCCCGGAGAATTCCACCAGGACGGCTGCGATGTGGCCCGGTGCAGGTGGAACGGCTACCAACGGCTGAACTGCTCCTGCAAGGGCATGTCGTGCAACACGCGATGGAGCGGCATCTGGCCGGGAATTCTGGAATGCCAGGAGTATGGCTGGTATTCCAAGTGGTCTGAGGAGACCGGCTGGGTGCGATGCGACAAGGATGATCCGGCCGGAGGCGAGGATCTCAACAGGCTTCGCATGGAGTGCAGTTGGGACGTGAGCCTTCAGCGCATGGTACGATAGGAGAAAGAAGAAAAACCGAATGTCGGGCGCCCTTAGTTCAGTTGGTAGAACAGGAGACTCTTAATCTTCGTGCACTGGTTCAAGTCCAGTAGGGCGCACATGGGAATGATTCTTGAGAAAAGAATGAGGAAAATGCGTAAGATCGTCTACGGATTTGCAGCGCTTGGTTTGATTTTCGCTGCGACATCATGCGCAGGAGAAGATTCCCAGGATCCAGTAGAGGGAGGGCGAGAGAGTTCTGCACCTGCACATCCGGTCATCAAGCGATGGGTGAACGTTCCATGTGCACCGGAAGGGGCTAAGGGGATCACGATTAGTGGCGGTTCCCTGATATGTAAGAAAGTGGGGAGCGATGTCACCGCAGAGTGGCATGCCGTAGCTTCAGCAAACTGAGTAAATCATGCGCCTGTGGAGGAGTCTGGAGTCCTCGCCGCCCTGTCAAGGCGGAGATTTTCGCGGGTTCAAATCCCGTCAGGTGCGCTGGCCCTGGAAAACGTCTGATGGAGTTCGTCGCTTCGGTGGCTATCCGTCGGATGGTGAGTGAGTCAAGTGAGTTCAACGCCAACCTC